CCACACAACCGACTCCACCCATAACCACTCACACGGGATTTTGTGCGAGCGTGTGCGTGTACGCGCCAGTGGGGCACCACCATCAAGGCGCGGCCGACAGGTCCGAAACAATGTGGGGGCATGGGTCCCCCCGCAGATTACTGAACCCAATGCTGGAGCAACTGCGGGGAATCGCAGGCACGGCGGCCTCACACCCAATGACACCTCCCCAACGGACCCCAACAGGCTAATGTCTCAGATACCAATCAGTCGGTACAGGCCAGGGGCGACATCCCTGTCCTCTCGGTCTTAACCTGCACCAACCCTTCAGCTGACCGGGCCTTACGCGTGGCAGGACCGTCCGGTGGCAACTTGGCTCGAATTCCGGTGGTTTCCAACCCACAGTTAAGCTGCGGTCAACGCCAGCTGTGCAAGGGGCCGCAGTAACTGCGCCCCCTGCCTCAACCGGGTCACCGCGTCATACCCAGCCCTAACCGTGCGTGCCCCCTCCAGCCACCAGTTGCCCGCCGTGCTGAGCGCGGAGCGAACGCGCTCGAGCCCGGCAGGAGGATCCGGCGACACGGGGGTGGGCACTGCAATACCGAGGTTGAAGAATGGCTGCCACTCGTGGATGCCAACGATGCGCGTGGTGGCTGCCAGCTTACCCGCAGCAAAACCCACATACATGTGGATTATAATGTTGTCGTCTCCATATATGGTGACGCCAGCGCTGGGGATGGCCTGGTAGTCCTCATTCGCAGGTGATGGCACCCACTTGGTCTCAACAGAGGTGTCGGGAACGCGCCCGTACCTCTGCATGAGCTGTAGCAGGGCGTCGACGGAGACGGTGCCTGTGGTGCACTTCAAAGGGATGCAACCCTGGGCGATTAGGCCTTGGCGGTCCAATTCGGTGCCAGTGTAGTCCCCAACCATGCAGGCAGCTACCGGCCGTGTCTCAGCCGCGTTTGCCCCCAGGTACGCCCCCCCCGGTCCGGTGTAAGACACCCCGGCTCCGTAGAAGTCGAGGGAAAACGCCGTGGCGGAGGTGGTGTAACCCTTGAGGAACACACGGTTGTAACGCGGCCAGTAGGCCACCACGGCACACGTTGCCGTTGCATCAGCCAGGTTGTAGGGTGCGGCAAAGCGGTTCAAAAACCCATCCTTACCGCGGTACGCCGTGGGGTACAGCATTGAATTGCAGGGGTCCATGATCATGTTGACATGACGCGTAACCCTGCTATCCGCTGCCACCGGGCGTGTCATCCTTGCAACCGCCTTCTTCTGCTGGGCCTTGGGCTTCTTGGCCCCCTTCTTCTTTGCCATAGTCGCGTTCAGCCGGGAGAAAATAAGTAATAATTGTTTCCGGTGGGCTCGAAAACAAACTCACGTTTTGCCTTGGTGATAGAATCACCGCGAAAGAGGGCCTTCAAGTCAGTGGAGCGGAAATCGGCCTCCAAGGCCCGTTGTTCCCCTGGTGACATCCCCCAGGATCGCCAGAACTCATATCTGGCGAGCTCCGATGGCTCTGCAAACGTTCCATCGAACGTTGCGTCCCTGAGCCAACTGCTCATGAAGTCCAAGCGCTGCAGCGTCTTGCGAGAGGGCACGGTCGTCCTGGCGAGCATGTCGTAGTAGGCTCCCAGCACAGGTATGTTTCCATACAAGGCGAGCCCTCCTAACCCTGTTGCCGCCAGAACGTCCTGCCAGGGGATGGATTTGTCCTCCACCCAAGCGTGGTCCTGCGTGATTGCTTTGTAGGGGTTCCGCACCATAGTTGGTGGGCTGCACGCGACATAGCGGCACTGGCAGAACTCTACCAGCGCTATCTTGTCAACGGGCTCTTCCACTGTTAAATGGAAGCCTCTCCGCCGCATCCACGGCCGGATGCTCGCCAGGCATCTGGCTAGGTCCTCACGCTCCATGAACAGCACTGAGTCGTCACCATCCACAATCGCCCGCGCCTTGATGCCATGCTCATGGCAAAAGGCCCAAAGCAGCGAGGCGCTGATGATGCAATTACCCATTGCTGTGTTCATGTCCCCTGACATGCGACCCCCAGTCACTGTGTAGCGCACGCGCCCATCCACAGCATTGGCATAACAGGTGGTGCCCAGCTGCCAAGAAAGCAGCCGTTGCAAGTTCCTGTCGTGCCCGTACATGTGGTTGTACACGTGGTGCTCATACCGCAGCGCCGGCTGCGATATGTGTTGGTCGAACTTCGAGAAGTCCATGCCAACAGCCACAGTGTCCCTGAAGGCTGCCCAGTGCCCCGTCACAACCGCTGCCCTGCGCTCCGGTGTGTAGCCCTTCATTATCGTGGCTGCCCCCCACACACCGTCAATCGCCTTGTACACCCTAGGTTCCGCAGGTAACAGGTACCTGCCCACCTCCAGGTTGTACCTTGGACTCCTCGCCGAGATTAAGCTGCCGGGCTTGCGCTCGTGCCACTTCTCGGCTTTGAGGAAGACGCTGGGATAACTGTCGGCCCGAATCACAGGCTTGGATTCCAGACTGCGTGCTGCCGCGCAGTATCGGCGACGTTTCTGACCCCTATAATGCCCGAGGAACTGGTCCACGGAAACAGGGAGTGAGTACCTTCCGACTGCACGACACAAGCCTCGCTGGAAGACTGTCATCCCGGGGCTGTTGAATGCCCCATCCTCCGGAAGGAGGGTGGGTTCCCACACGCCCCCCGACGTCCTACCCACAACACGTTCATGCACGCTCTCCACAATGTTTCGAACGTCATTTGCGTGTGTGTAGATCGTCCCCTTTGAAGGCAACCCGCGGATGTCAAACACCCGTCGTGGAGCCTTGAAGCTGTACCCAGCGTGGGTGACGCTCACATTTGGCATGTCGGCAAGCATGGCATCAGATGCCTCACTGCCAACCGCCGCCTGTGCCCACACTAGGCCCCCCTAGCAACCCGGCCTCGGTTGCTGCACGACACTGCACGCTAACGCGCGCTTGATGTCATACAGCCACCGCCCACCGAGGGTGCGTATCCTGGCGGCCTCCGCCTCCAAATCCGCCAGCGCCTCGGCCCTGCTCTGATTAAGAGCAAGGGCCACTGCCCTGGGGACCATGTCGGCGATGTGCCTAACACGCACCCCCCTGCGTCTCAGCTCAGTGGCTAGCCACTTTGACATGGCAGCCCTGTCCGAAGGCCGGTTCTCCCGGAGGGGAAACTCGACACGTAGCTCAGCCACCCAGTGGCGCATGAACTGCGTGCGGGCCTCCAAAACTTCCCCTGTGTGTCCCACACGGCTGGCGGTTCTTGCGATGTCGGAGACAAACTCATTCCGACCCTCCAAGACCTCAGCCATGCGGTCCGACACCTCATCCTCATCGAGCAAGGGGTCCTCAATCGGCGGCCGCTCGAAACGAGCGGCCGTCTCATGCTCCCCCTGCGTTAGATGCACCTCGGAGCAACCCAGCACAGCACGCGTGCCGTACCAGGCAGATCCCCCGGTGACTCCCACCCAGATGGCCTTGGCGGCCAAACATAGCGCTGCCGTGATCAACATCACGCTATTGCTTGGTCGTTTTGGTCATCCAGTGGTACTAGCGCCAGAGGCCAGGCAGTCGCCTCCGTTGTGTACACAGCACCGTCACGGCGAATGCATAAGGTGACTACGATACGAAATAGGCCGCTCCACCGCTGTGTGCGCAAGGATGCATGCACCTGGACACTATGCGTCGTGTACTCCATGAAGATGGGGGTTGATCAG